TTACAACGAGCAAGGACTCTTTTTAAACCCGATTCCTAAACTCACCGCTTTCTACGAACGATTGTTTCTGCGTGACGCTTTAGTACGAAATTACTACAGGTTTCAAAGACGGATGCGCCAGGAAAACAAAAAGCTTTGGCTTCTGCCGGAGCCGAATCTTTTCACTGAGCCGCTGCGGGCGACTTTCAGATTTAACGGAATTGGGGTGACTCGATTTTGTAAGAACTTTTGTTGCCAGTCGGTGTTGCTGTACCAGCCCAAACGACTTCTCGGTACCGATCTTTATAAAATTTTAAATCAAGCTGGCTTCACGCCTGTTCAACTACAGGAGCTTCATGACAGACTCCAAGAACACTACGACCGACCTGTCACAGACCGACCTAAGAGTGATCACTCTGATGGAGCAAAAGTATTTCGAGACGGGGGCGATACCGACGGTCGAGCAAACAGCCCAGCTACTGAACCTGTCGGGTACAACCATTTTGAATTGTTTAGACAAACCTGTAGTCAAACAAACATTGAAGCGGCGGGGAATTGAAACTATTAACAGTGACGGCCTAGTTTCAATTGAGCAAGCATATCTTGTGAATTTACTTCTCGACACTTTCGACAGGCGCGGTATTCGTGAAAAGCTGAAAGCTTTGAAGGACGCCGTAGGTATTGAGATAACGTTTGCTCAATACAACGCTTGGATGAAAGACCCGAACTTCAAGAAGTACCTAGCAAAGCGGGCGGAGATTCAATTCGATTCGCTTGAGCCAGTTGCTCGTAACAGGATTGTCCAGGCCGTTGAGGCCGGTAACCTTCAAGCAATTGAGTACTACTTTGAAATCTCCGGTATCTATTCCCGTAGATCACAAGACTTGTTGGACCTTCGGAAACTTCTCGCACAGATCATTGATATTCTCTCTCGGCACGTTGATCCGCAAGTCTTGCAAGCTGTAGCTACTGAACTTGAAGTTCTGGGAGTTTCAAGCTTCAATACAGGTCAACGAACACTGCCACCCGGAGAGCCAGTTGAGTACGTCGCAAATTTCTAACATCGTTCAGGATGCTGGCGGTAATGTAATTGCTGGCGTGCCGGTAATTATTGATCTAATACCGGGACCGGCCTTCAGAATGACGGACGGCAATGAATTAGATTCGACTGTTGAAACAAAGACGGATGTAACTGGCAAGTGGCTACTTGCACTTGAGCAGTCTGGGAATATTGATCCGCTCTCAGCGTATTACCGTGTACGAGAAATGATCCCGAAAATAAAAGGCGGGGCACGTACATGGTTCTTCCGAGTACCGAACAATAATGCACTCTTGCACGATTGTTTGATTACACCAAGTGTTGCGAATGCACTAATCAGGCCTTCTGTAGTAACCAGTTCTACACGGCCGAGTAGTCCTTATATCGGTCAGATGATTTTCGAATCTGACACAGGTAAGGTTCTGTATTACTACGGCAGCACACTCGGTTGGTTGCCAAACTGGTACGTACCGTGGGGAGAAGTTGCAAACACAACGATGCTGGCATCGTTTTCGACTTCTTCAACGACGATGGTGGAAGTGACAGGGATTTCAAATACTGCGCTCTTTACAGCGATAAACGGTCGTAGATATTTGACAACCTTTAACGGCTGGGTTCAACTTAGTGGCGCTGCCGCCACAATAAATTTGTCGCTTCGCAAAGCTGACGGTGTAACTTCCTACAGGGACACAACTCTTTTGTTCGGTACGCAAGTCAGCTGGACCGAAACGCATTATTCCGAATCTCGTGACGCTGAAGCCGGTGTTGTCGGTCGAAGACTGTTCTTGTCCGTAACATCTGGTGGAACAGCTGCAATCTCAGCCAACTCAGTTCACCCCGCCATGATTTCTGTTTACGATGTTGGGCCGTCGGCGAATCCAGTAATCACATGAGCCTTGTCGGAAATCCCACCGGCATATATGCGTATGGATCGTATCCTTCCGACCCGTACATAGGTATGTGTATATTCGACAGTACATACGGGAAAGTATTGTACTACTACGGCCCTGTAGTCGGCTGGCAATCCGACTGGAATGTTGAATGGGGTTTGGTCGCAGAAGTAGTTGCCAATACGAACTACACTCTTACTCAAACTGAAACAGACATACCCGGATTGTCTCTGTATTTCAATCCGTATAAGAACCGTCGCTACCTAGTAACTATGACGGTGCTTCTTTCGGCTGTTGCTGAAACGTCGGGATCAGATATCTCCCTGGCAGATGCTAACAATAACGTTCACAAATTTGAGGCGTTGGAAATAGCTAACCCGTCGCAGAACAGAACGAGAATGTTGGTACTGACGGAGCGATATCTCGCTCCGGATTATAACACGGTGTTTCGAAAGGGCCGCGCTTACAAGATAGAATCAGCTAATATCAAAACAGCAAATGCTCCAATGACGATACGAGCTTACGACAAAGGATCATATGGACCGCCCCTTTATGCCTGAACTTGGAGACGACGGCGAGATTCACGCTCTCGCAGAAATTGATCCAGCAGTAATTCAAAAATTGCGGGAACATTTCGGTGTAACCGATCCAGGGAAGGATCAAGTTCATGACCTACCGCATCCTTAGTGATTTAGCAGATGTGCTTAGAGCCGGAGGATGCAATGTCATCGAATACGAAGGATGGCAGAATAGAGGCCGTCCTTACTCAACTGGAGACTTTGATCCCCGAGGAATTCTTTGCCACCATACGGCTAGTCCGGATTCTTGGTCAGATCAGGACGATATCAATTGTATTCTCGGTGGGAACAGTTCTGCACCCGGACCAATCTCGCAGCTCTATCAGTCCCGACACGATCCGTGGCCTATTTACGTTATTGCCGCTGGACGCTGTAATCATGGCGGTTCAGGACGGATTCCGGGATATTCCTGTGATGATATGAATGCACGATTGCTCGGTATTGAAGCTGGGCAAAGTGGAAGTACGTACTGGCCTGATCAAATGACAAGCCATTACGCAAAAGTCGTAGCGGCTTTGATGAAGGGTTACGGTTGGCCGCTCAATATGGTTCTGACTCATTACACCACCGGCCCTCCTTGTGGAAACTCCAAGATCGATCCGTCGGGGCCGTGGCAAAGACAACCGCATCTACCGCTTAACAACCCAGGTGGTTCTACGTGGGATTTGAATACCTGGCAACAATTCGTGTCAGAACAAAGTTCCGCCCCTGTAGTCCCCCCTATTCAACCGTCAGGAGAAGATGTGGCGAAATGCATTATCCATGTTGACGATTCCCAACCGGCCGGTTCGCCGGGCTACTATCGCTACAACGCCGTATGGAATTGGTCGGGACCGTGGCGCTATCACATTCCAAGTCATTTGGGAGTCCAGAGTGCCGTGTATGAAAACACAGGTGACCCGAGTGTTTTCAATTACGGAATGGGAGATATCATCCGCAATCCAAAGTGGGTTCAGCCAGTTGGTTCCTTGGATGGATACGGTGCAGTAGCCGGTAATGATCCAGGGGACGTGTGAACTGGGCTGCAATTCGTCAAACTTTACTCTTTATTTTGGGCATCATAGTAATTATAGATGCTCTAACACAGTTTCATACTACAGCGGCTGAACTAATTTTCGGACTCATTTTAGTCGGGGTCGTTCCGATAGATTTCATCTTGAGTAAGAATGGCAAAGAGAAGCACCGCATACAAAACTCCGAGTGACGCTTTTACGGCGTTAACTACAGGGCTGCGCCAGGCCGCTATGCGGCCGACTATTTACGGCTACCAGCCGATGGAAAAACAGATGCGCTTTCATACGAGCGCAGCGAAAGGAAGATTATTCCTAGGAGGTAACAGAAGTGGTAAAACGGTCGGGGGAGCAACTGAAAGTGTCATGTGGCTCACGGGGAAACATAAGTGGTACAAAACACCACCGCCGCCGGTTAGAGGACGTTGTGTTTCTGTTGACTTCGTTAACGGAGTTGAGAAGATTGTTCGCCCGGAGATTGCGAAATGGATGCCCCTTTCTGAACTTAGAGGAGGTTCATGGGAGACTGCTTATGACAAGGAACTGCGAACTCTGCACTTGGAAAATGGGAGCTTCATCGAGTTCATGTCATATGATCAGTCACTCGAAAAGTTTGCAGGAACTTCTCGACACTTCGTTTGGTTTGATGAAGAGCCTCCCCACTCAATCTTCAACGAATGCCTGCTCCGACTCGTAGATACCAGCGGTCACTGGTGGATTACAATGACACCGATAAATGGGATGACGTGGGTTTACGATACTGTTTACGTTGCGGCCCGGACCAATCCCACTCTGTTTGTCGTTGAGACGTCAATCGATGACAATTTGAATCTCTCGGCCAGCGAAGTTGATCAGGTTATTTCGTTGATGCCGACAGATGAAAAGGAAGCCCGCCGTCATGGAAAGTTCATGGCTATCGGCGGATTGGTTTACAAAGACTTCAACATGGAATGTGTCCTACCCCCTGTAGTCGATTCGGTTTACTGGCCGAATATGAAAAAGGAATGGACGCATTTTCGTATGATGGATCATGGTTTCAATAACCCAACAGCGTGGTTGTTTGGTTGCGCAGATACAGATGGAAGGATAATAATTTACGATGAGATTTATGTAGACCATTTGGTGGTGAAAGATGTGGCAAGACTCGTCCACATTAAACAACGTGATCTTGGAATTCAGCCAGCTTATTCTGTGGGTGATCCAAGCATTGTTAATAGTGATCCAATTACTGGTACAAGCGTTCACATTGAATACGCCAACAACGGTATTAATATTGTTCCTGGTAATAATGATGTGGATGCGGGGATCAACCTCGTCGCACAACGATTGAAAGACAAACTTTTGTATGTCACTCGGAATTGTGAGATGACGATACGTGAGTTTTCCAAATATCGTTGGGCAACCTGGGCTACAGCAAAAACCCGTGACGATAAAAATGCGAAAGAAGAACCGCATAAGAAAGATGATCATGCAATGGATGCTCTCCGGTACGGAGTTGCATCTAGGCCGGTAATGGAGGGTAAAGTTGTAGAACCAACTCCAATGCCGGACGTGTTGCACGCAACACTAGCCCGGAAAGCGAAAGCGGATTACGATCCGTATTTTCTACAAAAAGCTGAAAGCGACACGACCGAGCAGGATTTCAATCTAGGAGACGAGTGGTAATGGTTCGATTGGAAGTTCACAATAACGAAGGTGAAGTATCTGCTGCCTATAATCTTGAAACTGAGCCAGGTGCTCAGATTCTGCTTTCTGGTTTTCATGGCAGTCAGGTTTACGAAATCACCGAGTTCGATACGGTTCTGACTGTGAAGTTTGTGGGAGTGACTTCAGTAGAAGATGCTCCGAAGGAAATTAAAGTTGAGCCGATCACTACGGAAGATGGTGTAACGGAATCAGACGCACAGGCTATGCGTCGTACGATGGCTGAAGAAGAAGCCAAGAAGAATGACGAGAAGAACAAGAAGCCTGAGCCGAAGAAGGAAGTTCATAACGAACCCGTTGTGAAGCAAGAAGCGAAGAAGTGAGCGATACGTTTGTTGTTGATCCACCGCATGTTGGCGAACAAGCGGTAGGCCCAACGAAAACTGTCACGGTCAACATCATTAACCCGATAACGGGTGCTGTTATTCGATCCTTCGGTATGGATGTAGTTAATGCGCCACGTACGGCCCTGCTTGTTAATGGCTTTCATGGTTCGTCAACATATCCCCTTACTGCCGGAGATAGTGTTGTAAACATCTATTTCCAAGGTGTCAATAACTGGGTATCGATTACATGAAGATAGTAACGCACGCACAATTTGTGCCGGGTGTGTGTCTGATTTGTGGCGGCTCAGAATCAGATCGTCCGTGGTTCCTTGATGTTGAAAAGCAGGCAGAGTTTTGGGGAAATATTTATTTTTGCAATCTCTGCTGCGGTACGATGGTAAATCTATTCCGTTGCGGTGACGTAAACTGGCATCAGGATAGAATCATAGAACTTGAAAAATCCGGAGCAGAAATGCTTCGAGTGATGGAGGCATATGAATCCGCTGTGGCCGCTGTTCGCTCTGCTCCTGATTATCGGGCTACTGAGTTTTCTCTTGTTCTGGCTCATCGGACACCTCCTGAGACAGAACCTGAGGTTGGAGTCTCAAAAGAACCAGCAGGTTCAAGACTTGCTAAATCGTCTGATGACGAAGGAATGGACAAGCTATCAAGCTTTGAATTCGTTTCAGTCTCACCAGATACCACTACAGGATGGTGAGGGCGTAGGACTTTCTGAAGAGAATGAAATGAAAAAGCTCGCTGATCTCTTTGGTCAGGGCTATCCAACTGGCGAAGTTCTTGTAGAGACAGGTTTGGATGAGTACGACAGACACGAGCTTGGCCTCGATCTACCCTAACGGGCCAGATCAAGATCAACAGCTTGCAAAATCAGCGTCAGGTCGGGCAGAACTAAATAATCTCGTCGCCTGGGCAGAGAATCTTTTCAGCCAAGCGAAACGTATGCGTGAGCCGTTTGAACGGCAATGGTATATGAACCTCGCTTTTTATTTCGGCCGCCAGTACGTAGTCTGGATGACTCCGAGTAGCCAGACTATTGCGAGACTTTACGAACCGGCCGCACCAACTTGGCGTGTTCGGCTCGTTTCTAATAAGTGCCGCCCGTTGATTCGCAACGAAGTTTCGAAGCTCACCAAAGAAGAACCGCAAGCATTTGTTCGGCCAAGAGGCAGTGACGACGATGACTTGCAAGCAGCACGTGCGGCGGAAATGATTTCTGAGTACGAAATGGATGAACTTCATTTCAACCGAATTATGCGGCGCACGGTTTTCTGGATGTGTCTGCTTGGGACTGGTTTTATCAAGGATTCGTACAATCCTGATATTCCGGACCCTTCCGGAGTGCCCGGCCGTATTGTGCTTGAGCCGGTGAATGCGTTTCACATTTATGTGTTGGAACCGCAGGAAGAAGACCTTGAGCTTCAGCCTGTAGTCATTCACGCAATGGCGAAAACCAGAGACTGGATTAAGGACCAATTCGGTGTTGACGTTGCGCCGGATACAAATGTGTCTGCCAGTCTTTTGGAACAGCGATTCTTGAATGCAATCGGAGTATCGCAGCAAGCTCCCGATCAGTATGTCATGGTCAAGGAGATGTGGATTAAACCGTGTCGTAAGTACCCCGAAGGGGGTGTGTTGACGTATGCGAATAATCAGTTTCTCCAAGAGGTTAAAGGCTGGCCGTATTCCCACAATGAGTATCCGTTCTCTAAGGTGGATCATATTCAGACGGGAAGATTCTGGGGCGATTCAACCCTCGTTGATATCATTCCTTTGCAGCGTGAATACAATCGGACCCGGTCACAAATTATTGAGGCTAAAAATCGAATGTCAAAACCTCAACTCGTTGCCGTTCGAGGATCAATTGACGCTCGCAAGATTACATCCGAACCTGGCCTCATTATTCAGTATCAGCCCGGTTTTCAGAAGCCAGAACCTCTCCCTCTACAATCTCTACCAACTTACGTCATTCAGGAGATAGATAGAGTCCAAAAGGATATCGATGACATTTCTGGACAGTATGAAATTGCAAAAGGTCGGACACCGCCAGGCGTTACTGCTGCCAGTGCAATTGCGTACCTCCAAGAAGAAAACGATTCCAAACTATCTTCTACAACGTCAAGTATTGAGGAAGCAACAGAGAAGGTAGGGCGGCATGTTCTTTTCCACGTCCACGAAAATTGGGACCAGCCGCGTATTGTTCGAGTGCTCGGTGTCAATCAAACGTATGAAGTCGAAGAATTTACCAAAGAGTCCATTAACGGAAACGTTGATTACTCA